CTGGCTACCGCACTCTCCAGCCATGCCAATGCCTGGGCCAATGCAGGATCGCTCGTCCCGCAACATAACGGCCGCATACACGTCTGGGGTGACGGGGTCTTTATGCGCCACGTTTCTTCTTCTTAGGCTTCTTGGCTGGCTCCTCTTCCGGAACCGCCTTCTTGGCGGGCTTGGCTACGCCTTCTTGGCGAAGAGCGCGGCAAGGCAGGCAAAAGCATGTTGCTGGGTGATAAAACTTATCGCTCATACGCGGAAGTTTGGGTCAAAGACAATGCGCTTGCCGTTTACCCGCATCCGTTCGTGCATGCCAACGTGCTCGCAAACCTTCTGTCCCAATAGGTCTTGTGTGTTGTATTTCACAAAGCCCTCAAACGCATCGGCTCGGTACAAGGCGGCAGCGTTAAACGCCGACCATACCTCCATTGGCTTTTCAACAGTGGGCATAAAATCTTTCCATTTTTCAATTGCATGATATATGGCCTTCTCTTTTTCCCACCCTTGCTCTCGGACGAGCCAGTAATAAAGATCCCAGCAGTCGTACTCCAGGATTTCGGGAATACGCAGTGCGTAAATGTCGTAATAACCACCATGGCCGTTTGCCGTAACAACGTCGCACTCCGTTAAGGTATTCATAGCCGAAACAAACGATTTTGTTTCTAGGGGCCTAGTAAAAACCTCATCCATGTCTACGTTAAGAATCATTTTTGCCTTATAAAAGTTTACGGCAGAAAGTGCAACGTTGCGAGCGTAGGCAATGCGGTCAACCCTGTCCTTAATCCGCTCGCTTAGGCCGTCTTGAATGTTCAGGTGCGCATTGTACTTTTCGGCAACCCAACTTTCCAGCTTGGATCGCGTGTCATCGTCAGAGTCATTTTCAAAAAGGCTAAAATGAATGTCTGGGTACATCTCGGATAGGCGATCAAAGTTTGCCAAAACTGCATCAAGGTGCGGTCCGACGTTTCTCGCTACGCCCGTGACCCAAAGCTGGTCGGAAAATGAGAGTGGCTGCACGCTACTTCTTTTCCTTGCTTTGGCGAGATACCTTTGCCGACCACGTCCTCCCAGGGTCTCCACCCCATAGCGCCCAAGCGATTCGCCCGTTGCTTGGGAATCCTTCGGAGCCAGGAGCCCAGCCCTTGCCCTTCTTGTCAACTTCGTGACGAGCAAAGTAGGCGCTCATCTTGCGGATTCGGGCAATAGTCAGTCGGTTGCCAATAATCATTCGCGCGGTAGCTTGGCCTGGGCCAATTCCGCCACGACCAAACTCTTCTCGCCACTTCAATCCCTTGCGAGCTTCTGCCTTGGCTCCAGCTGGGGCGACTGTGCTCGCGCCTTCCTTCTGGGCTTCAATTGGGTCGTTAGAAATGTTTACCGCAACAAACGATGCGCCAATCTTCCTGTACTCCTCAGCCAGTTCGTCGGTCTTCTCAATGATTTCCAGCTCGCCATCTCGCATTAGCTTGCTTGCGGCATACAGGCGGAATCGGTTTTCTGTGCCTTCTGGCCACGTATTAATAATCAAATCGTCATAAGGAATGTTGTCCTCGCTAAGCCACTCGGCAATCTCTTCCTTGTCGTTCTTAAAGCCAACAACGATAGCAATGCGCCGACCGGAATCCTTGGCTTCGGCAATAGCCTCAGCCACCTTCGGTCGAATCTCCCAGTCTTCGTCGTATAGGGCCTCAATGCCAATCATTAAGCCAAGAAGCGCCTTGCTGGTTTGCTGTTGCGGGTTCATGGTTTCGCCCTGATTGGGCTCTTCGCCCGGATTGTCTGGGCCGCCCTGTGATGGTGGTGCGTCGTCGCCGTCTGGTTCATTTGGGCTGTTTGGGTCTTCTGTCTTCCCAAGCGCACTGTCGAGGTATTCCGTATAGCGCGAAAGCGGGATATAGCCCTTGGGCGAAGGAACAAAAATGTCGTCCCCCATTTCGCCAATGCTTTCGTGACCGCGCTCCTGCAGGGCTTCGTTAAGCTTTAGCCAAGGCATTCCTGAGAGTGCAGCCTTGTAGTAGCTAGACATGGCGCTTTGGCTCTCTCGGCCAACTTCCGTGTACACAAAACGAAGATTCTTGTCGTAGCGCCAGATAATTTCACGGGTCATGTACTCAGCGATAAGATCAAGCAGCGGGGCGATGCCGTTGTCGGCAGTAAATGCCGCGCCAACCTCGGCGCTTGCTCGGTTAACGTCCATGGTAATGCCGATGTCCTGTGGCTGAACGCCAAAGACCGCGCAGATCTTTCGGGCAAGGTAGACCTGCCACTCCATGAACTGCATGTCGCGGTTGGTGGACGCAAGGGGAATCCACTGAACGCCCTTGCCGCCGCCTGTAATGGCAATCTGGCTGCGTCCGGAAATCTCGGTGTCCCAGTACGCCTTAAACGAATCAACCTGGTCTGCGCGAATTCCTTCGCCAAGATGCAGAACCCCTGGAGGGGCTGCCTGCGAAACGGCCTTTGCGTTGTAGGCGGCAGCCGTAAGGTCGGCCTCAATGGTGTCTGCCAAAACTTCAAGCGGCGAAAGCCCAATTGGGGAATAGGTAACTGGGTTTGCAATGATGACCAAAAGCTCGTGGTTCTTAAACTTTCGAACCTGTCGGCCAGTTTCATCAACCTCAAAATAGCGCGCGTCAGCGTCGTCTTCTCCGTCCCACTCGTTGTTGAACGCAATGTTGCCGCCATTCCTGGCAATAAGCTCTGCTACGGGCTTTGCGCTTTCTAGCCCAATTGCTCCGCCGCGAGTTGGAATTACTTCAATGCAACCCTGGTCAAGAACAAGGATATCCTCAACAACTGGCTCAATTAATGAACGCCAAGAATCCATTCGGCGGTTTGGTGAGCGCAAGAGATCCTTTACCTGGTTAATCTTTCGAACTGTGCCGCGCTCTTCTCCGTCGTAGGTAACAATGTCCCACTTGGCGCGGCTGACCTGCTGGCGACGAAGGTTGATCGCCGAGCGAATCCACGGGTTGCTGCGAGACCACTTGCGGAGCTGAAGAACGCTCCTGCGGGTCATCTGCACGGTGCCGACGCCACGGGCGTATGGCCCAATGTCGTAATCAGGAACAATTGCTGTTCCGCCAGCCTTTACGCTTGTGGGGTTTCGATTCAGTATTCGGTCAATTAGCGACCTGTCATCTGCCATTTAGCCTCTCCCTCGAATCCCGCCCCGCAGTGCCCTGCGAAAGATTGAATCCGTCATTTGCTTGTTTACGTGGTCCTGCATCTCTGCTCTTGTACAGGATACCACTCTTCTCCCGTTGCGATACGTTACCGTGTACTGCGACATGTATGGGCTCCACCATACAGGAACTACGCAGGTAATATCAACAAACTCAACCTCTACGGTTGATTGAATGTCAGGATTCATCTTCTGTCAAGGACTCCAGTGCCCAGGCTCTGGCCTCCGCCTCGGCTTCCTCCAGGGTTGGCAGGCTTGCCTCTTCTAGCTCTTCTTCCTTTTGCAATATCTCGTCAAGCCTTTGATGGTATTTTCTTGCCTGAGGAACACTCATGCGCAGTGACTTTAAGTGCTTGTGGCAATTTGGACAAACCGCGTAACGCTTTTGCCCCTTAGCCCGTGGAACCATAGGTTCAAGGACCAGCGTGTTTTCCGTGTGGGAGTCTCCAACCAAGATGGTGCACAGGGCGCATCGATGGTGGGCTTTGCGCTGCCGGTCGTAGCTCTCCAGGATTGGCTGGATCGTTCTCTGCAAGCGGAGCAGTGCCGATGCCAGATCCTGCACCTCAGAACCGGACTCGCGTATCTGCTGGCAAAGTATGCATTTTTCCATGGGGGCTATGTTATCATGTTTCCAGCATGGTATGACACTAGACACACAACTGCGTGCAGATACTAAAGGTATAGATTTGTAGCGCGTTGTGTTACAGGATAAAGCATGTGTATTATCTACCGGCTGGCCAAGTTGTGTCGGCCTTAGAGGGGGAATCATGTCTGATTTCAAGATCTATACAAATGCGTTAAAGGCTTACGAAGCTGATAACGGCGACCGTTTTGTAACCGGCACCACTTCTTCCACGATTAGGGACCTCCACGGAGATGAGATGACCCTATCTGCTTTAAAGAGCATGGAGGCAACCGCAAAGCAGAACATGACCATTTGGCTCAACCACGAGTACCAGGTCCCTGATGACCTGTTTGGCTCAGTCAAGGACGCTCGCATTGTCAAGCGCATTGACGAAGATGGCCAAGAGGTCTTTGACCTTGACGTCGATATATCTGTTGTTTCTGAGGACGAGAACCCAGAGGCAATTCGTGCCTATCGCGCAATCAAGCGTGGTGTCAAGCTTGGCCTTTCAATTGGCGCAAGAGTTGACAGAGTAAGCAAAAAGGTTGATAAGTCAACCGGGGAAGAGACATACGTTATTGATAGCGTCAAGTTGATGGAAGCCTCAGTTGTTGGTATTCCAGCAAACCAGCGCTCATACCTACAGAACGCTGTTAAGAGCCTTCGCAGCACTGCTGTCGAAGAGCAAAAGGCCCATGGCAACTTTAGCGTTGGCGATATGGTCAGCTGGGGCTCTAGCGGTGGAACGGCTCGCGGAAAAATCACTAAGATTGTTCGCGAAGGCAGCGTTAAGGTGCCTGGTTCCTCGTTTACAATTAACGCAGAGGAAGGCGATCCGGCTGTCCTTATTCGCGTTTATAAAGATGACAAGGCAACGGACACAATTGTTGGGCACAAAATGTCCACCCTTCGTGCCGCAAAGTCTTTTGACAGCCTTGTTGTCGAGACGCATGAAGTTGAAGAGCCAGGAGAGGCAGAAGTACTGACCTCGGGCATCGAGCAAGATCAGCGCCCACAGGGCGAACCATTGGAGGTAAAGAACGTGGAAAACGAGAACGAGATTATTGCTGAAGAGGCCGTAGTGCCAGCAGCAGAAGTCGCCCCAGAGGCGCCAGTAGAGGCTCCGGCTGAAGAGCCGGCCGTAGACGCACCAGCAGAAGAGGCTGCAGCAGAGGACGAGCCTGCGCACGTTGTGGCCCTAGAGGCCCTTGGCGCAGAAGTTGTCAAGGATACCGACCTAGAGATTGCCGCCCGGCAGGCCCGACAGGCCGCTGAAGCTGCGGCAAATGCTGTGGAGCCAGAGGCCCCAGCAGAAGAGAAGGTCGAAGAGACCCCCGCCGTTGAGGCGCCAGCCGTTGAGCCAGAGGCTCCGGTAGAAGCGCCAGCAACGGAAATTGAACATGCCGCAGAGCCAGAAGCTGCTGCGGATGATAAGTCGGTCGATACAGCAGCTCTTGCCGAGGTCGCCGAAATTGCCAAGTCTGCGCTAGATGCAGCACTTGCAGCACAGGCAGAGGTAACAGCCCTGAAGAAGAGCGTTGCCGAAGTCATTGCCGCAAAGGCCAAGGTCGAGCTGGAGTTGGAAAAGACATTGGACCTGGTTGGTAGACTGATTGACGTCCCCGTCAGTCACGTTCCAGCCATCAAGCGCGCCACGGGCGAGATGGCAACATCCGCACCTTGGCTAAGCCCATACATCCAGCGTGTGCTGGAGACTCAGGAGTAATAAATCATGAGCGACAACCGAGAGATCCTAGGCGGATTCGAGCAGGGTCTTGAAACCCTTAACGAGTCCGTAGTGACCCGAGATTCGGGCGCAGGGAAGACTTTCGACGCCGCCGAGGCCTACGCGATTCAGAAGGACCTTCGCAAGAAGTTCTCGAAGATGAACACGTCCGACCTTCACGAGATGCTTGACATTCAGGCAGCCCGCGAGACCGGCAAGCAGGCTTCGTCCGACGTCCTTAATCAGTTGGCAGTTGCTAACCCCAACATTGCCAAGCTTCTTGACAGCAGCGGTGGATCGGCCCTTATCCGACAGGACCTAGAGCCAATCCTTTACTCGCTGTTCGTAAAGAAGTTCCCATTCTTCGAGCGCATCCGCAAGGAGCCGGCAAACGGCCTCGTGCACGCGTTCAATCAGCAGAGCGCTTACGGTACCGCAGTTTTCCAGACGGAAACTGGCACCGTAACCGATGATTCCTCGACCTATGCTCGCCAGACGACTAACGTCGCTGTGCTTGCAACGCGCCGTGGGATCACGCTGAAGTCACAGTTTGCACTTGGTCAGGGTGGCGGGCCGTTCAACGGCCTTTCAACCGAGCTTGCGGGTGGCGTCACTGCCATAGCGGCAAAGCTTCAGACTGCCCTGTTCCAGGGTAACGCTGACACGACGGCTTCGGCCGGCGCTGCAACTGAGCTTGGCGCATACGATGCAAACGGCTTTACCGGCCTCCGCAAGCACCTCGGCTCCGCCGCTGCTGCTGCGCAGATCGTAAACAAGTCGTCTGCCACCTATCTTGCGACGATCAACGATAACGTTGCTTCGATTCTTAACGCGGGTGGAAACCCATCGGCAATCCTTTGCTCGCCAACGGATTACGCCGGTCTTGTTAACGAAGTAACGAACCTTGTTCGTTACAATGCCCCATCGCAGGGACAGCAGGCAATGGGACTTACCCTCGGCACCGTAGTTACGGCCGCTG